GTGCAATTCTAAAAGGATTGCGTGTTTGATATAGTTTTACCAGCTTATTAATTTTGTTATCAATTTGAGGTAAATACATAAACAACGTACTCCTTTTAATCGCGATATTTTTTAGGTGTGTATTTTTTCTTAGCTTCTATCTTAGCTATTCGCAACGCATTCTCTAAAGAAATAATGAGAGCTTCACGTGTCGCTTCACTCATTTCACTATCTTTCTTCGAAAAAGCCATTCCATCAGCATTAGATAAATCATCGATTAATGCCTGCAACTCTTTTTGAATATCACGCTCATCTTTTTCTGTTAGATCGTAGTATCTCTTCTTCTCAGTACGTCCTAGTAAGTAATCAACTGATACGTTGAAATAATCTGCTACTTTTTCTAACGTTTCAGCTTTTGGGCTGCTTTTTTTCCAAGAATAAACTGAATTTCGACTTAGTCCGAGTTTTTCAGCTAAATCAAACACTGACAGACCTTGTTTTTTTGATAGATGAGAAATCCTTTCGTACAAGTCCATAATCTATTTTCTCCTTTTTTAGAATAGTTATTTAATACAAAACTTTTAACTTTTTTGTTTACAAATAAAAAGTTTTGTATTATTCTATTCCTGTAAGTTAATTGGATAGTAAAAAAGCAAACTAAAAACACGCCTTGTAGCATTAAGTTTGGCGACCGAGTGCAAATAAAAGGCTTTGTTATAGGCTTATTTAACTATGTCTAAATAGTACAAAACTTTAAACTTTATGTCAACAGCTTTTTAAAACTATCCAATTTTCTTTCTAAATAATAAAGGAGGATAAAATTGTATGAGTAATATCGACAATGGGCGTGAGGCTATTAAAACATTTATGAAAGCTAATGATATTTCAGAATATGATCTAGCCGCTGCATATGGCAAATCAAGAACATGGATTCAACGAGTCTTAAATGGAAAAGATAAAGGTCCAGCTGTTAACGCCTTTATTTTGGAAGTTATTCGCGATCATAAAATTCGATAGGAGGCAAGTCGTGAACATTCTAAGTGAAGAGTTTCTGACTCGATTGAGAATCGCAATTGTTGAAGTTGTGAAGGACGCACTTAGTCAGCTTTCAAAAAAGAATTTGTCAGAAACACGATATTTAAAAAAAATCGAAGCTAGAAAATATGTGGGAGGTGTAAATGATCAAGGCTTTGAGAAGTTAATAGCTCACGGTTTAAAAGAAATTCGTATAGATGGCTTTTTAAGATATGACAAAAAAGACATCGATGAACTGATGGCTAAATACAAAATTTAAAAGGAGGTGACACATAATCACAATTACAGACGGTCGTGTGTCTCATTTCGTCAAATTAAAAGAAGAGACGTAGCGAATTATCAAGCGACATTTTTCAGAAGGGGAGCCAATTATGCAAATAAGAAAACCATTCACCAAACGATCAAGCGAAAAACTATTTCTTGCAACACTTGCAGAACACAAAGAGCCAGTATACAAAGTTCGTCAGTTACAAGCACTTTGCTATATCAGCTTGGTTCTGAACGTCATTTTATTGTCTGTTGTTTTTGCCATTTTATGAAAGGAGAGAAAATAATGAAAAAGAAATTACTAGCATATGGATTTAGAGAGGCTAAAAAAACTCAAAGTTATACTTTATTAACTTTAGATATCCACGGAATGGATGATCGCTTCAAAACTAGTTTGTACTGGTATAGTGATCAACCAAAAAAAATCTATATCAATGTATTCAAGTTGAGCGGGACACAATCAATTAGCGAATCTGATTTATTTGCGAATACAAAGGGATTGTACAGTGGCGCTGTTACCAACTGGGAATCGTTCAAAGCTGCATTTCCTGAAATCAAGGTTGCACTTTAATAAGCAGGAGGTCAGAAAGTGACGTATTTCAAAATCAAAGTTGTAGGTGGAAGTCCTTACCTTAATTTTCCTGATGTCCTTGAATTTTCTTGTTCGTATTTTGAAGAATTTAAGGTTAAATTTTTAAAACGCTTTGGAAATATCAAAGGTACAAATAAAGCCGAAAAAGAAAGGGAGAATATTAAGCAAGGCATCTATGAAGCAAGAAACATTATGGAATTTAAAAATGTATTTTTTCTAAGTTAACATTGGCACATAGAAATGCATTATCGGCGTGAATGTTGAAAGGAGCTGATTTGATGTATAAGCCAAAAAAAGACACGACCGCCGGCAAGCAAATCGTGTCAAAGAAATAAGCTATCAGGGAGAGTGTAACATATGTCTGTAAAAATTAACAAGCTTGAAATCGAAAATGTTAAACGTGTCAAGGCAGTCAAAATCGAACCGACACAAAATGGATTAACCATAGTAGGTGGAAACAACAACCAAGGGAAGACGAGTGTATTAGACGCGATTGCGTGGGCTCTTGGGGGAAATAAGTATAAGCCTAGCCAAGCCACTCGGGAAGGTTCAGTTATCCCACCACAATTGCATATTGTAATGAATAACGGTCTTGTTATTGAACGTAAAGGAAAAAATTCTGATTTAAAAGTGATTGATCCTAATGGGCAAAAGGGCGGACAGCAACTTCTTAACAGCTTTGTCGAAGAATTAGCCATTGACTTGCCTAAGTTTATGGAATCTAGCAACAAGGAAAAAGCTAATACGTTACTTCAAATTATTGGTGTAGGTCCACAACTATATGAGCTAGAAAGAGAAGAACAGGAACTGTACAACAAACGGCACACAATTGGACAAATCAAGGATCAAAAAGAGAAGTTTGCGAAAGAGATGCAGTACTATCCCGAAGCGCCTAAAGAACTAGTATCTATTTCTGAATTAGTACAGCAGCAGCAAACAATTCTTGCAAAGAATGGCGAAAATCAACGTAAACGCCAAGAAATTAATCGAATTAGCCAACAATTCGAGATTGAACGTCAGCAGATTGAAAACTTACGTCAACAACTGATGGCCTTAGAAGAAAAGCATGATCAAACTGCAGCAGACTTAGAAATCGCTCAAAAATCTGCTCTCAATTTACAAGATGAATCGACAGAAGAGCTTGAAAAAAATATTGCTGAAATTGATGAGATCAATCGAAAAGTTCGCGTGAATTTAGATAAAGATAAAGCAGAAGATGATGCCAAAGAATACAAAATTCAATACGATCATTTATCCGCTCAAATTGAAGAAGTGCGTGACAAAAAAGCAGCGCTATTAAATAATGCGAATTTACCATTGCCTGGTCTAACTGTAGATGAGGGGGAACTGATTTATAACGGTCAAAAATGGGACAACATGTCCGGATCAGAACAGCTGAAAGTTTCAACAGCAATTGTACGCAAATTGAAACCAGATTGCGGATTTATCTTACTGGATAAATTGGAACAAATGGATATGAAGACCTTGGAAGAGTTTGGACAGTGGTTAGAACAAGAAGGATTGCAGGCAATTGCTACTAGAGTAAGTACAGGCGATGAATGCAGCATCATTATTGAAGACGGCTATGTCGTTGAAAATAAATTACAACCAGCAACACCTGAGGGCGGACCAAAACCTCAGCAAACAACTTGGAAGGAAGGAACGTTTTAATGAACATCACCAAAGGAATTATAGCGAAAGCCCAAAAAGTAGTGATTTATGGACCGGAAGGAATTGGTAAATCCTCACTAGCATCACAGTTTCCTGATCCTCTATTTATTGATACGGAAGGAAGCACGAGCAACATGGACGTAGCAAGAATGGATAAACCTACCAGTTGGACCATGCTATTGAGTCAAGTTGATTTTGTTAAGCAGACAATGCCATGCAAAACGTTGATTATCGATACAGTCGATTGGGCAGAACGTCTATGTATTGAATTTATTACAACGCGAGCTAATAAAGACAGCATCACAAAATTTGGATATGGGGAGGGCTTCATTCAATTAGAAGAAGAGTTTGGCAGATTTTTAAACAAACTATCTGATTTAACTGAACTAGGAATCAATGTCGTTTTAACTGCACACGCCAAAATAAATAAGTTTGAGCAGCCTGATGAAATGGGAGCATATGACCGTTGGGAACTAAAGTTAGGTAATAAGACTACAGCTAAAACTGCTCCGCTAACAAAAGAATGGGCCGATATGGTTTTATTCTGCAACTATAAAACATTATCGGTTGCTACTGATGATAAAGGAAAAAAATTTAAAGGTCAGGGTGGAAAACGTGTGATCTATACGACACATCATCCGGCTTGGGATGCAAAGAATCGGTTTGGACTGCCCGAAGAGTTAGATATGTCTTTTGCGGGAATTGCACATATTTTTGCTACGCAGCAAGCCACACAAGCTCAACAACCAGTTAGCGAAACAAATGCTGCGCCATTATCTGAAACTGCTGTTCTTGCAGCAGAACCAGTACAGGAAGAACAGCCGAATTTTGGACGTGATGAGATTGATTACACTGGAATCCCACAAAATTTACTGGATTTGATGCAAACGAATAACGTTTTGCCACAAGAAATCATGATGGCTACGTCATCAAAAGGATACTATCCGGAAGGAACACCAATCAGTAATTATGATCCTGGATACATTGATGGTGTATTAGTCGCAGCATGGCCACAAGTATTTAACATGATTCAAGAATTAAGACAACAACAATTTTAGGAGGAAAAACAAATGACACAAAATTTTCAACAAGATCACGAATTAGGATGGGATGACACAATTCAAAACGATAGCTCAGAACCAGTCGTTTTAGAACCAGGGGATTATATTTTCGAAGTAGAAAAATTCGAACGTGCTCGTTACACACCGGGACCAAATTCCAAATTGCCAGCATGTAATATGGCTAAATTGACATTAAAGGTTGCAAGTGAAAAAGGAACAGCGATTGTATTCAATAACTTATATCTTCATACGTCTACCGAAGGACTTCTTTCTGCATTCTTCTCATCAATTGGACAAAAGAAAAAAGGTGAACCTTTGCGTATGAATTGGAATATGGTGACTGGCTCTAAAGGAGCAGTGAAAATCAAAAATCGAACGTACAACGGTAACACTTATAACGATGTTGATCGTTTTTACCCTAGTGATCCAAGTTACTATACAACTAAAGAAATGCCAGAAATTGTTAAGCAGTTACAGCAACCAGCACAAAGTTATCAAGCAGCACCACAACAAACTTTTAACAATCAGCCTCAAAACCAACCACAACAAGGTGGCTTTACACCTGGGGCATTTTAGGAGGTATCTCAAATGTATGTTTTTGTTGTCTGGAAAACTAGCATTTCAGGTTGGAGTAAAGAGATATTAGCAGTATTTGATAGTGAAAAAAAAGCCCGAGAGTACGTTCAAACACTCTCGGGAAAGTCGCAGTATGAATTTAATATTGAAAAAATATTTATTAGTTAGCCATACCTTTTTTATCTGGATTATCGAACCATTTCTTAATGGTTGAAATGAACTCCCAGACATCATTTTCAGTTGGTTTTATAAAGCTGTCCGATGTAGGATCATCACCCATTTTTTCAAAAATATCTGTTAGCCAGTTTGACCCATGTCCGGGCACACTTAGATGTTTCATCCAAGATTCTAACTCGCCGATAGGAACTGGAAATAAACCGTAGGAATTTAGTGTATCTATGAAATCTCTACCCATTTGATAGATTTCTGGATTTTTATCTTTAAAGATATCGAGTCCTTTCTCTTTCATGAATTCAGGTTTTTTCGAGCCATGTTCTTCTTGTAATTTATCAAAAGCTTCTTTCAAAGTTGTTCTATTACTTTGAAGTCCAGGATAAGAAGGAGCTGGGATATTAGCTGGTGCTAAATATTTATTAGCAAACTCACCTTTTCCATCTTTTAAGAAATCAAGATCAACAATCGCAATTGCTGAGACACCAATAGATCTTAGGGTTTTAACAATAATTCCAGTTGTTTGTTTATTTTGTGCATTAATAAAAAGACAATCCTTAATGCCCCATTCAGGTTTATATTCAAGTAATCTACTGTTTATTTCTTCGTAAAAAGCTCTGTCGGAGTCACTTTCAGTAACTATTACTCGTTGATAAAAAATAGCTTTTAAAATATTTGTTGATTTCAGCAATGGGTTGTTCATTATTTTTATAAGTATGTCCTGATTTATTGGTTTGAATGTAGATTTCTCATTATCATAAGTTAATCGGATGATATTTAGTGGAACATGAGCTTCAAAGCATCCCATGATAAAGTCAGCACTGTGAGTACTAATAAAGACTTGTTTTTCACTGTCAGAGGTAACAAATTTAGAGATTACGTTTCCAAGTTTTCGAGCTAAAGGTGGATGAAGAAATGCTTCAGGCTCATCAAGAAGTAATACATTGGGATTACCAGCAACTATTTCAGAAAGAATTCCGAGATAAGCTTTTCGACCGTCACTAGAATTAGAAGAGTCATATGAATTTGATAGTAAAAATTCAGTTGCCTCTGGTTTTACACTAAGTCGTAATTCTTCAGGTAGAGGTTTTTTTGATAGCACAAACTTCGCTTGACCACCAATAATAAAAATTTCTAGATACAAACCAAAGGCATCAAAAATATATTCCCGCATAGTATTGAATAAAGTCTCATCATTCAACAATGTATCAACAGAATTTGAAACATGAGTATCGCTTAATGTAGAAAAATTCATGGGTTCCATTGACTGGAGTCTAGTTGCACCGCTAAGAAGAAGGGTATTATTTTGCGATATAGCAAATTTGAAAAGTCTATAGTAATTGGAATTATAGTCATCTATTTTTCCTTCTAAAAAATCATTGAATTTTTGGATTGGAATGGAACCGATCTGACTATCATTTTGATTTTCATCAAAAAAGTACAGATATGATTCATAAGCGCCAATTTTTTTCTCCTCGTTTTTTTTACGAAGCGTGTCTGTAAATTCTGTTGGAGGGGGAGATAAGGTTATTCCATCTATTAAAACTGTCTCTGGGCTACTACGATATCTATTCGCTAAATTTTGAGAGATTTCCCTTAATAATAATGATTTTCCAGAATTATTAGGACCTACAAAAATATTTAGAGAATTTGGAGAATACGGTTTTGGTTCTTTACTTTCGGTACTTTTTATAAAAAGTTTATTTATCATCTTTTTCCTCCATTGTTTTTCAATAATTATACCAACAAAGAAAGGAAAATTCTATGCAATTAAGACCATATCAACAAGAGGCAAGGTCAGCTATTCAAAAAGAATGGACTGATGGAAAGAAAAAAACGTTATTAGTGCTTCCTACCGGTTGCGGGAAAACAATTGTATTTAGCAAGGTCATCGAAGATCGGGTGAGAAAGGGCGAGCGTGTGCTCGTCCTCGCCCATCGCGGTGAATTGTTAGATCAAGCATCCGATAAATTACAAAAATCTACTGGATTAAAAACAGCAACAGAAAAAGCAGAACAAACCAGTTTAGGTAGTTTTTTCCGAGTAGTTGTGGGATCAGTTCAAACGCTGCAACAAGAAAAGCGACTAAGCAAATTTCCACCTGATTTCTTCGATACGATTGTAGTAGATGAAGCTCATCACTGCATCAGTAATGGGTACCAACGAGTACTAAAACATTTTGAAGAAGCCAATGTTTTGGGTGTTACCGCTACGCCTGATCGCGGAGATATGCGAAATTTAGGTTCTTATTTTGAATCGCTAGCCTATGAATATACCTTACCAAAAGCGATTAAAGAAGGTTACCTAACACCAATTAAAGCTCTTACCATTCCACTCAAATTAGACTTATCAACAGTCAAACAACAATCAGGAGATTTCTCTACACGAGATTTGGGGACAGCACTAGATCCATACTTAGAAAACATTGCAGATGAAATGATTAAACACTGTTCTGATAGGAAGACAGTTGTTTTTCTTCCGTTGGTAAAAACATCACAGAAGTTTAAAGACATTTTAAATGAACGTGGATTTAGAGCGGCGGAAGTGAATGGGTCATCAGATGATCGAGCAGAAATATTAGAAGACTTTGAAAATGATAAATATAACGTTCTATGTAATTCAATGTTGCTAACAGAAGGCTGGGACTGTCCATCTATCGATTGTATCGTAGTACTTCGACCAACTAAGGTCAGATCATTGTACAGCCAAATGGTGGGGCGTGGGACTCGATTATTTGAAGGAAAAACAGAGTTATTGTTGCTTGATTTTCTTTGGCACACAGAGCGACATGAGTTATGCCATCCTGCTCACTTGATTGCATCAAGTGATGAGATTGCTAGAAAAATGACGGAAAACATCGAAGAATCAGGACAAGCAGTAGACTTAGAAAGTGCAGAAACACAAGCTGAATCTGACGTACTAGCAGAACGAGAAGAAGCATTAGCCAAGCAATTGGCAGAAATGCGAAGACGAAAACAAAAATTAGTTGATCCACTCCAATTTGAGATGTCCATTCAAGCGGAGGACTTAAGCAACTACGTTCCGTCATTTGGATGGGAGATGGCTCCACCATCTGACAAACAGGTAAAGGCGTTAGAAAAATTAGGGATTTTACCAGATCAAATTGATAACGCAGGAAAAGCCAATCTCATGCTTGATCGTTTGCAAAAGCGAAAAGAGCAAGGACTGGCTACACCTAAACAAATTAGACGACTAGAAATTTATGGTTTTAAAAATGTGGGTACTTGGCAATTTGAGAATGCTAGCAAAATGATTTCTAGAATCGCGGCAAATGGATGGCGAATCCCTAAGGGAGTTAAGCCACTAGAATATGCGCCAAAATGATTAATAATAGACTTTAGTAGGGCGGTCATTTTCATCAGTTCCATACAAAACATTTTTTTTTAATAGACTCAATATGGTCTGGAATATTAATTTTAGCCTTAAATATCTTTCTTGAAGTGATAGTTTCCAAAGTGATTTTTTGAGGAGTAATAAAGTTTTCTTCTCTTCCTGACCAGAACATTATATATCCACGTTCACTGGTATATGGTTGAAGTGTAAATTCTGGTTGAATGAATTTTAAAGGTGAATCTGGAGTTCCCAATTTAGTTACACCTTGTGGAGTAGTAATAGTAAAGAAATCCTTTGTATAACTATAAGAAGTAAAAGGATTTGCACAAAAATCTTTTGTACTAAATTCTAATATAGATATTGGTAGAGAACTTTTATTAGTAATTATTACTTCAATTAACAAAACACTAACTATATTTGGCTCGTATGATTCCTCTGGTTTGATAGGCGGAGAATATGATCTATAACATCCATCAAAAGATTTAATGAAATAACTTCTTGCTGCTTTATCAGTCTGTATTACTTTTATTTGAGCTCGGGAAATCCATATGTTTCTATATGCAGTATATACAGCTGTAAAAATAGAGATGATGCTTAGCCAAAAAGAAATATTTTCTTTAATTAACATAGGTATCCTCTTTTCATTTTTTTCTCTATTATATCAAAGAAAGTCGGTGATGCCTTCTTGGAAAATAAATTAAATTTAACTGAGCTATTAGAATACGTTGATCCAACAATGCTTTCATATCAAGAATGGATCAACGTAGGAATGGCATTAAAACACGAGGGGTATACTGCTGTTGATTGGGACAACTGGAGTCAAAGAGACGACGGACGTTATCATTCTGGCGAATGTTTTAAAAAATGGGATACATTCGAAGGCTCTGGACAACCAGTCACAGGTGCAACTATAACACAGCTGGCTAAGGATCAAGGTTGGCAATCTCCATTTAAACAGGAAGATGGAGGGCATGAGCTGGATTGGGACGGAACGCTGCAGCGAGATGACTTAGTTATTGTGGATCGTAACTGGCTTGAAGGAAAAGAAATCCATGAACCTACCCAATGGGAGCCTGCACGTCAGATTATAAAATATTTAGAAACCTTATTTGAACCATCAGAAACCGTCGCTTATAATGTCGAATCTTGGCAAGATAAAGATGAAAAATGGAAGCCATCGAATAAAGGAGCTTTTGACCGAACAGCGGGAGAATTGATCAAGTTGCTAAACGAAAGCAATGGGGATATCGGTTCGGTTCTAGGAGACTACAATCCAGAAGCTGGTGCGTGGATTCGTTTCAATCCACTTGATGGCCAAGGTGTGAAAAATAATAATGTCACTGAATTTCGATATGCGTTAGTTGAATCAGACAATATGAGTCTTGAAAAGCAGAATGCTATTATGCGTGAATTGGAACTACCTATTGCGACTATGGTTTATAGTGGTGGAAAATCCATTCACGCAATCGTGAAAGTAGACGCTGCAGATTATAACGAATACCGCAAACGTGTGGATTATCTATATGATGTCTGCAAAAAGAATGGATTAAGTATTGATAGCCAAAATAGAAATCCTTCGCGCTTGAGTCGGATGCCTGGTGTGGAACGTGATGGCAAAAAGCAATTTATCATCGATACAAATATTGGAAAAAATAATTGGGAAGAATGGCAAGAATGGATTGAAAGCGTCAATGATGATTTACCAGATCCAGAAAGCCTAGATCAATTATTTGATGAAGAAATTGTATTAGCTCCGGAATTAATTAAAGGAATGCTTCGTCAAGGGCATAAAATGTTGATTGCTGGACCATCAAAAGCCGGAAAATCCTTTTCATTGATTCAATTAGCAATTGCAATTGCGGAAGGACGTCAATGGTTCGGCTTTGATTGTGCGCAAGGAAAGGTGCTATATGTCAATCTCGAATTAGATGAACGATCGGCAAAAATGCGTTTTGTGGATATCTATAATCGTGTTGGTCAAGGCCATGCTAACGTTGGAAATATCGATATCTGGAACCTACGTGGAAAAACGAGTCCCATGGATAAGCTAGCGCCTAAATTGATTAGACGAGCACAAAAATCAAATTATATGGCTGTCATCATCGATCCTATTTATAAAGTGTTGACAGGTGACGAAAACAGCGCTCATGAAATGGCTAATTTTACCAATCAATTTGACAAAATAGCTACCGAATTAAATTGCGCAGTGATTTACTGTCATCATCATTCTAAGGGATCACAAGGCGGCAAAAATTCAATGGACCGTTCAAGCGGATCTGGAGTTTTTGCTAGGGATCCTGACGCAATTCTTGATTTGATTGAATTACCTTTAACAGAAGATCGGTACATTTATCTGGAAAATAAAATGGTTTGTGAGTTATATCAAAATACTATCAAACGCTACAACCCAAATTATCAAATCGAATACGATGATTTATTCAGCAAAAAGCAGATGGGACATCATTTGATGGCAGCCCTTCAATCTCAGGAGATTCTTAAACAAACTGAAATCGAACGGCAAAATGTGGTACGTGCTGCAAGGCAAGCCACCGCATGGCGAATTGAGGGAACGCTTCGAGAGTTTCCAAAGTTTGATCCAATAAATGTTTGGTTCAAGTATCCGATTCATGAGTTAGATGAGACGCTCAAAGATATTCAATTAGAAGAAGATCCAAAAGAAAAATGGAAAAAAGGGACCAAGAAAGCAAATGAATCTCGAAGCGAAAAAAGCAAACAAGAATTAGAAACGGCTTTTAGCGCTCTTTCTATAGATGGCGGGCCAATTGAAGTTAATGAAATAGCTGAGTATTTAGATATTGCAAGAAATACTGTGTATTCACGTGTAAAAAAACACGAAGGTTATCAAATCATTGATGGAATGGTAGAAAAAAATAAAAGTCAATCTGTCGAAACTAAATAGATTCGACAAGATTAAACAAAACACAACTGTCCGTCATGGGCTAAATAGATTCGACAAGGTTCGACAACTTTACGAATGCTGTCGTAGCGCTGTCTGCTATACTTGTCTACTCTCCCTTTACAAGGGATAGAGTAGACAAAAGTATACAGCAAGACAAAAATAGATATTGAAAAATAAAATGAAAATTAGATTAGAAAAATAAAATAACAGAAATGAGTGTTTATAGATGAAAAAGAAAATGATTGATTTGATTGGGGTGCTATTTTTAGTCACCATGTTGTCTGCAACAGCAGTATATGTTTGCTTAGGTGATTTTACTCGAGCATCTTATTTTTTGATAGTATATACAGTTTGCGTTTTTAGTGATCGCTTAAGAGAAATCAATAAAACTTTGAACTACTTTTGGTACTTCATTAGTTTAGGAGTGAAAAAAGATGATTGAATTTTTTATGAATATGATCCCTCCGGAAACAACTCATCAGCAGAAAAAAGTCCATGTGGTGAAAAACAAGCCGATATTTTATGAACCAGATGACTTGAAAAAAGCACGTGAGAAGTTGATGGCTCATTTATCAAAATATGTACCAAAAGAAAAAATGATGGGACCAGTTAGAATGACGGTTAAATGGTGTTTCCCTACTACAGGAGATCATCAGAATGGAGAATATAAATGGACAAAGCCTGATCTGGATAATAGCAATAAATTATTGCAAGATTGTTTAACAAAATTAGGTTTTTGGAAAGATGATAGCTATGTCGTCAGTTTAATTGCTGAAAAATTTTGGTCTGATATTCCTGGTATTTATATAAGAATTGAGGCGATTTAATGGATTGGTCGGCTTTCTTTTCTGACTTAACTGAATGGATGAGGCAAGCAAATCAGGTTTTACAGCGGTATCCAATCACGTCTGATCAATATTGGGAATGGCTAGTAAGAACTACTGGTGAATTAGGAAATAAATACAATAATCACCCTTTAGTAGTGAAAATTTTAGGGACCATTATTGGCTATCAAGATGAAAACTATAAGAAATTGTCAGGCAGGTGATCCATCATTTTTGAGTGGGTAAATTCGATAATAGCTATTGATCAAGAATTATATAATCTTGAAATAAGTTTGGGGTTAAACGAAAAAGAATTAGCTCGCTGGTCTAATTATTCAGATTTCGATGGAGATCTAGCGAAGCACCAAACGTTTTTAACTTCATTAGAAAGACAAGCAAGACTGAAAGAAGTGATTAAAGATTTGAATAAGCGTATTGAGAAGCTAAAAAAAGAACGAGAAGAAATAGTAAAAATGGTAGATAAGTTTCAAGGGTTGGAACAAGAAATTCTCAAACTAAAATATATTGAAGGATTAACTTTAGAATCTATAGCCAAGGAGAAAGGCTACGGATATCAATATATTAAGAACAAGCATGCCGAAATTATGAGGAGGATTAAGTTTAGTAAAAAAGTATAGTACGTAAGGTACCAACACAGTACCGACATCTTGATTTATCCGTGATATTCTATTAGTGTCGAAAGATTTGAACAGGATCGGCAATTAACAGACAGCAACTAAATATGAAGAAAAGGATGTGAAGTCAACTCCTCCTAAATTCTTCATCGGTTGCTGTCTATTAAATTCAATAATTATAAATTAGTTGGCTTTTTCCAAAGAAAAAAGGTATCTTTACTTTGGAGGAGGTGAAAAAATGAATTTAGAATTAATCAATAGTAGCAGAGTAGGTCATCCTGGTTACGGTGCCGGTTCCGGGGATTTAATTCGTGAGGAATATAAATGTCCTTGCGGAAAAGGTACTGTGGTTTATGAGAAAGATGATATACCTGGTTTTAAAGATTGGAGTACAGATGTTTACTGTGAGGAATGTAGTAAAAAATATTCAATAAACAGAGGAACTGCTACTCTAAAACAATAATCTGGTTTACATTAAAGATCACTCGTTGAGTGGTCTTTTTATTTTAAAAAGAGAGGATTTTGAAAAATGGAATTGGTTGTATTTACTAATAACGGACAAACATATCATTTTTATGAAGTGGAGAATTTTAAGCCAACAACAACAGGATTTAGTTTTATTTATACTGGGAAGGCTACGGGAGTTACTCGCTCAGCTACATTTAACAATACATCAACAGCTGGTTATGCGCTTGCGGAGGTACAAAATGGATAATGAAAAATTTATTACCAAATGCAAAAAACTGGTAGCTGACTATGCAAATGAAAACTTTGATAAAACAGATCAAACGCAGATTACGATGGACAAAGTGTTTGCCGTATGGTCATGTAAAACACTCCAAAACAATAAAGCATTATTGAGTACTACTGTTTCAGACGGAATGTATTATGAGTTAACGTATAACGGTGACAAATCAGAAATCTATTTTGATGCCTACAAAAAATGGGAAAACAAAGCGATCAAAGTCTAGCACATGCTAGGCTTTTTCTTTACATAAAGGAGGTGGCATTGAGTGACAGAAGGAAACAAATATAAACCTACTGCTGCAGAAAAAAAGTTGCTAAAAGTATTGATAAATCCGGAGTATGTAGGTAAATCAGTAACAGCGATTTGTAAAGCAGCTGGGGTCAGTCGAAAAAAGTACTATGACGCTATGAGTAAAGAGCCATTTGTGCAACTGGTAAATGAAACTACGATGGAATTGATCAAAGGAAAAGCTTCAGAAGTTCTCAATGCTACCTACAAATATGCTTTGACCGAAAAAGGACATCAAGACAGAAAAATGATTTTGACGATTGCCGGAATATATACAGATAAAGTTGAACATTCTGGTTCACTAGATATATCAAAAACTGCTCAAGAGATTGAAAGTTTCTTTGATGGTAGTGATTCGTCATGACGCCCGAAAAAAAGAAGTACTTAAATATGATCCGCACCGATCCCGTGAAGTTTGGGAACTTGGTAGGCTTTGTAGACTTGGTTGACATTCATAACGAGTGGCTCAAGTCTTTTTTGTTTACTAAAGAAGACCAAACACTTTTAGCTCATCGTGGATCTTACAAAACGACAACGCTCGCTGTAGCTATTGCTTTATTGATGGTGCTATTCCCAAACAAGAATATCATCTTTTTGCGTAAGACGGACACAGACGTTGTTGAGATCATTCAACAGGTAGCGAAGATATTAATCAGTAAGTATTTTCAAACGTTGACCTATGTGCTGTACGGCGTGGATATTGTGCTGGTAAAAGAAACCACAACAGAAATTGATACGAATCTCAAAACATCTGCAAGAGGAACATCTCAGCTTCTAGGTATGGGGATTGGCGCATCTCTTACTGGTAAGCATGCGGACATTGTTATCACTGATGATATTGTCAATATTAAAGACAGGATAAGTAGAGCGGAACGAGAGCGAACGAAATTGCAGTATCAGGAACTACAGAATGTGAAGAACCGTGGCGGACGTTTTATAAATACCGGCACGCCTTGGCACAAAGAGGATGCTATCGGCATGATGCCAAACGTCCAGCGATTTGATTGCTACCAAACGGGGTTGATTGATGTAGATCAGCGCAAAGCATTGCAGCAAGCTATGACCCCTTCTTTGTTTGCCGCTAACTATGAACTGAAACACATTGCTGATGAAGACTCTATGTTCGAAGCGCCACAATACACCAGCGAAACAAATCTGATTTTTGATGGCGTGGCTCATATCGATGCGGCGTATGGTGGTGAAGACAGCACAGCCTTTACTATTTTTAAGGAGCAGAAAGACGGTACAATCATCGGTTACGGAAAGAAATGGAAGAAGCATGTGGATGACTGTTTACCAGAGATCTTAGAACGGCACCGACATTATAAGGCTGGTACGATCCACGTTGAAACAAACGGCGATAAAGGTTACTTAGCTAAAGGCCTTCGAGATCGTGGCCAATATGTCAGCGAATACCATGAATCGATGAACAAATTCATTAAGATATCAACTTATCTGAGAAAGAGTTGGAGTAAGATCGTTTGGATAGATGATACTGATCCAGAATATATTGCGGAAATACTTGATTACACTGAGAATGCAGAACATGATGATGCGCCAGATAGTGCAGCAAGCCTGTTGCATAAAATTAAAAACACAAACAAATGGCTATTTTAGAAAGGAGGAACTTCGTTGAAAACATTGTTAAGTGATGAACCATCAGTAATTGCTAGTGCCTTGAAAAGTGCTATACAAAACGATCGTAATTCCATCATGAAAAAACACGCAAGGCAAGGAGTTCGCTATTATCAGCATGAAAACGACATTTTAAATAATCGTATTTTTTACATTGATGACGAGGGGAATTACAAGGAAGACAAATTCGCTTCGAATGTTCGCATCCCTCATGGATTCTTTCCTGAAATCGTTGATCAAAAAGTACAATATTTGCTGGCTAACCCAGTCGAATATGAAACGGAGGATGAATCTCTAAAAGAATACCTGAAAGAATACTATGATTCTGATTTTCAAGTGGTGCTGCAAGAATTAGTGGAAGGGGCAAGCCAGAAAGGCTTTGAGTATGTATACGCCAGGACAAATACAGAAGATCGACTGTGTTTCCAAACTGCAGATAGTCTGCACGTCTTTGGAATCTACAACGATCAGAACGAACTACAGCGTATTTGCCGCTATTATCATACTGATATCGAAAAGGATGGTAAGAAAAAGAAAATCCATCATGCCGAAATTTGGACGGATAAGGTCGTCTATTTCTTTGTATCAGAAGATGAGAAAGGATATAAGCTAGATACGTCAGTAGAACCTAATCCGCGTCCGCATATTTTAGCTATTGAAAACAAGACAGGAAATCTGCTGCAACGTAGTTATGGTCAGATTCCCTTTTATCGTTTGTCGAATAACAAGAAAGAAACCACTGATCTGAAACCAATCAAAGCATTGATCGATGACTATGATTTGATGAATTGTTTCTTATCCAATAACCTGCAGGATTTTGCAGAGGCAATCTATGTGGTTTCAGGTTTTCAAGGGGACGATCTTTCTAAGCTGCGCCAGAATGTGAAATCTAAAAAAGTAGTTGGTACAGGTACGAACGGTGGCTTAGACGTTAAAACAGTGACGATCCCAGTTGAAGGCCGTAAAACAAAGATGGAGATTGACAAAGAGAATATCTATAAATTCGGCATGGCGTTCGATTCAACTCAAGTTGGTGACGGGAATATCACAAACATCGTTATCAAGGCTCGATATACCCTATTGAATATGAAGGCTAATAAAACAGAAGCACGGCTTCGAGCGATGCTGGATTGGATAAATAAACTTGTCATTGATGATATCAATCGACGCTTTAACAAATCTTATGATCCTAAAGACGTTTCCTTTACATTTACCCGTGAGGTTATGGTCAATGAGAATGATCTGGTGGCAAACGAAAAGACCGAGGCAGAAACAAAGCAGATCATCATCAATTCAATCATGCAGATTGCTCCTCGTTTAGATGATGAGACCGTCCTCAAATTGATCTGTGAGCAGTTTGATTTGGACTGGGAAGAAGTACAAGCAGCACTTGAAGAAGCTGAGTACACAACAGGTCTGACTATGGGAACTGACGAGGCGGTGAATGCAGATGGATCAGCTGAACAAGTGGCAACAGGAACTCAAGCAACTGACAGCCAAACAATACCAGAAAACGGACAGTCAACTGTTCAACCTCTATCGTAAACAGTTAATCGATATTAAGAAAAAGCTTAAACATTATACTGATAACGCAGATAACCTTTCATTTTCTACACGATTAGAAGTTGAGAGGCTTTTTAACGTTGCGAAAGATATTGACATCATTCTTTCTAGCTCTTATCCATCAATCGAAGAAGCAATCAAAGCTTATTCAGCGGGTCAAGCACAGCAGGGCTATTACGGGGTTTGGTATTCTCTTGAGCAATCCCAGAATATTGTCCTGCAGCTGCCTCTAATCAATCACGATTACGTAATGAACTTAGTGAATGCTCCTGTAGCTGGTAAACGCCTCTCTAAGCGACTCTACCAATATCGTGATAAATTAGCCGATAACGTTACTCAAAACATCATCACCGGGTTATTTGAAGGAAAGAGCTATGCTGAGATAGCTAGACGTGTAAATGAAGAAACAGAAGCCAGCTACAAGCAAGCATTGCGAATAGCAAGGACCGAGGCAGGCCGTACTCAATCCACCACCACGCAAAAAGGCTACATTGAAGCGAAGAAGAAGGGCATTGACATCCAAAAACGGTGGTTGGCTACTTTGGATAAGAAAACACGGCATGATCATCGAGAGCTGGATGGCCAAACTATTGAAGTAGATGAAAAGTTTTCGGTTCGGGGACATACCGCAGAAGGACCGCGTCTTTTTGGTGTGGCTAGAGAAGATGTAAACTGTCGTTGTACGACTATTGAAGTGATTGATGGCGTTGCGCCAGAACTACGAAAGAACAACGAAACAAAAGAGGCATCCGAATACAAAAACTATGAGGACTGGCTACAAGGGAAAACCCAATCTAAAAAAGTTAAAATTACAGATTTCTTTAATAGGACAAATGCACGGGAAATGTTAGGTAATCAGTATGTTAATCAATGGAATACCCATATATCATCAATGGATAACAGTGTACGAAGTTTGTTTGATGAGTTAGGCGGAGATCTTGATTTCTTCAATATAAAAAACGGAAGGGCATTTGCAAGTCGTAACAAACTTCAGCTATCCATCGAGGATTTTTCGGGCGATAAATACCACAACCCGCTACAAGTTGTTTACCACGAAGCAGGACACGCTTTTGATTCTTTGGGTTTAGAGAGAATAACAGGGAAAAATTTACATCCATCCGGGAACAAACTCAAAGTAAAACGAGGAAAAAGAACAATAGAAGTAGATGAATACATCAGACATGCTTCAGCACTTCCCAAATACAATTTAAAAGAAACTATGAGCCAGGACTTTTGGCGCTATATTAATGGCGATTTACCAACCTATGCAGAATTAGGCACTAGGCCGAGAAAAAAAGCTGAAAAATTAGCGTATGATGAACTAAGAAGTAAAATCTTTGAAGAAAGCAACAAGAATTTCAAGAAATTTAAGCAAGAATTTTCGGATTTTGCAAAAGACAATCCCAAAGCTTTTAGTTCTATATCCGATATTATTGAGTCTTTAGGATTTCTTGGGCAGTATCCGTTTGGTTCGGGACATGGTACCCGCTATTGGTCCACAGCTGGGATGACCGAAACAGAATTCTTTGCTCATGCTACTGAATCTGTCGCTGCTAATAACGAAACGTTAAAATTGATGCAAGAAATGTTTCCAGAGTCAATGAAAATATGGGAGACTATAGTCAAAGACATATTGAGAGGTGGAAATTAAATGATAATTTTATCAGAAGAAGCGGAACCTATTGTTATTAGATCAACTCAAAAATATTTTGATTTCTTTAAAGTGGATTTCCCGTTATTCGAGTATATCGAAACAACAAATGGTGAGGTTACGAAGGAGAACGCATTAAATTTGGAAGGGATAATCAATAAAGCAATTGATTTGAACAAGCCTGTCTTGATTCCAGATGATTATAACGACCGTTGTTATTAGCGCTTAGTCAGTAAATGATTGAGTCCTAATTTTGTACCAAAAAATGAGGTGGACCATATGAACGATCCATACGATTATTTAGATGCAGATTACGAAGAATATTTGAGAAAAGAAAGTGAGAAGGCTTAGCAATCGTTAAGTCTTTTTATTTTGTCCTGGATTATGACGTAAAACTAATACCATCACCGTGCTGACGGTATAATCAGACACTCTAAGCGGCAGCGACCGCTATATAAATGCTATGGAGGTAGAAAAAATGGAATGGATCAAACAAATTTTAGCAAAACACACTAAGGAAGATGGGACAGTCGACTTAGAAGCAGCGAATAAGGAAATTGATAAAGAATTTCCACAGAATGCTGTCCCAAAAGATCAGTACAACAATGTTTCTAGTCAGCTAAGCGAGGCAAATAAAACATTGAAATCTCTTGAAGAAAAGACAAAGGACAATCCGGATGTTCAGAAAGAATTATCTTCACTTAAGGAAAAAGCTGAGGCTCTAGAAAAAGAAAATACCGATCTAAAAATCAATGGGCAAGTTTCTGCGGCTTTGCAGGCATCTGGCGCAAAAGACATCGATTATGCCTTGTTTAAATTAGGAAAATTGGAATTGGATAAGGACGGAAACGTGAAGGATCTAGACAATAAAGTCAAAGATTTGAAAGCCGCTATTCCTGATTATTTTTCTAAAGAAGATGGCAAAGAAGAAAAGACACCACCTGCTGGATATCAAACGATTGATACGAAGTTGCCTAACGGACAACAACAAACAACATTTAGTTTGGAAGAAATTAATAACATGACACCAGCACAAATCAATGAGAACTGGGAAGCAGTTAGTGCTTCACTTGAAGGAGGAAAAGAATAATGGCATTACCGAATAGTAACTTTAAAAATTTTATTCCAACGATCTGGTCTGCACGTTTATTGGCGAATATGGATAAATCGTTGGTAGCTCTACAATTCGTTAACCGAGACTACGAAGGAGAAATCACTGCATATGGTGACACGGTTAAAATCAATCAATTAGGAGATATTACGATCAAAGATTACGATGGATCAGACATCGATGATCCAGAAGAATTAAGTTCAACTCAACAAACATTAGTAATTGATCAAGCAAAATATTTCAATTTTTCAGTAAAAGATGTAGACCGTGCCCAATCTAACGTTAACTTGTTGGATGGTTCAATGCAACGTGCAGGGTATGCAATGGCAGATGTAATTGACCAGGATATTTTTGGTCGTTATGTACAGGCAGGAATCAAAGTAGGAACCGAAGCTGCACCAACAGTCATTGATACACCAGAGAAAGCTTACGATACATTAGTAGATTTAGGCGTTAAGTTAGATGAAAAGAATGTTCCTAAAGTAGGTCGTAAGATTGCACTTCCAGCGTGGTATTTTGGCTTGTTAGCTAAAGATCAGCGCTTTACTCGTGATCTTACCATTTTGGCAAACGGTGTAGTAGAAGGAGTAACGGTAGGACGTTTTGAATTATTGCAATCGAATAATCTTGCTACCACCGAAACTGGCGTAGTTCACGCTTTAGCCGGCACAACTCAAGCGATTAGCTTTGCAAATCAAATCGTTGAAACAGAAGCTTATCGTCCAGAGAAAAACTTCTCCGATGCTGTCAAGGGCTTGTCCGTTTGGGGACGTAAAGTAGTACAACCCGATTGTCTAATTGACTTTGTTATTTCCCCAAAAGCGTAGCGCCTACTGCCACCGGGATTGCTCCTAGTCAAAAGACATGGACCGGTAAAGTAGGCGATACTAAAACCTTTACCATTTCAGCTGTACCCGCAGATGCTAGCGATGCAGCAGCTGTTATTGCAGCCGCTACAGCAACATCAAGCGACGATGCTATTGCAACGGTGGTCAAAAATGAGAATGGTGGATTTGATGGCACTATCGTAGCAGAAGGATCAGCGACGTTCACATTTACTTCTGGGGAATTTACTACCTCGATCAGCGTAACAGGACAGGCAGCAAGCTAAGAGGTGATTAGATGATTATTAGTCTTGACGAGGCACAAAAAATTGATCCATCGATTACACAACCGGATTTAGATGCTTATGAGCAAACAGTGCGACAATTGACAAACAACAATTTTCAAAATATCCATGTCCGATTTAGAAAGATTTCTTTTTCTGGCAAATCTATTATTTTGGAAGATGCGCCGTTGGGTCTGCGTGTTGGGGACACTATCCAAATAAGCAGCTCAAAGTTTAATGATTGTCTGACTACGATTGCATCAATCAACGATAAAAATATAGAAACAAATGTAGAAGAGCCGTTTTTTGATGGCTCTTTTTCTGGTTCCTTTATCACTAAAGTACAATATCCTGCTGATATACGTATGGGCATTGAAGAATTGATCAAATACAAGAAAACAATGGGCTCTAAGATGGGCATCAAGTCAGAATCAATCGCGAGAATGTCCGTCACTTATTACGACATCAATGCAACTGATAACGTTGAGGGCTTTCCTGCTTCGAAATTCAGCTTTTTGAATAAGTACAAAAAAATGAGGTGGGGTTGATGTTTGAACCTCAAGATTTTCAAATTCAAGAAATCAAAGGTCAAAAATCTGACGGCATTGGTGGGTTAATTGATGAATGGGACTTATTTCAGCGTGTCTCTGGCTATTTAGACTTGTTGACAGGTTCTGATGACACTAATCAACAAAACGCTTTTACAGAAGATTCTACACACATTCTAGTTATCCCTCAGTTTACTGATGGTATTACAGATAAAATGCGTGTCATGGATTCAAACAATCGGATCTATGCCATTACTTATTCTGATAATCCGGTAAATATTAAACATCACACCGAACTTTATTTGAAATTTGAAGGTGTAGAAAGTGGCCAATAATTTTATGTTTACTAGTTATAAAGACAAAGTCAAAAGACAACTAGAAGAAGCTGGTTTGACAGGCATGGAAAAAGTATTACGTATTATCAGAGCAGCTGCCAAGGCTGGCGCTCCTGTTGCGACAGGTCAATTGAGAGATCGCATCGATTTTGCTATCAAAACAGCAAGTGATGAAATTATCGGCGCTGTAGGATCACCAGAAGAATATGCTATCTACGTCGAATTTGGCACAGGTGAATTTGCTGAAAATGGCGCTGGTCGTAAAGGTGGTTGGGTTTATAAAGACCCAAGCGGCGAATGGTATTTTACTTGGGGACAAGATCCACAGCCATTCTTACGTCCAGCTTTTCGCCAAAATAAAGAAACAATCAAAAAGGTTTTGGGCCAAGAATACGGCGCTCGGTTCGGAGGGAAATAGATGGAAGAATTTTTGAAAGAGTTAGCAAAAATCTTGCAGAATATCCATTCTGAAATGTTTTTAGATATCAATAAACGAAAAGAGATCATTTATCCATACGGCACCTTTTCTTTTGATTCAGAGCCTATCAGACGTAACCAGGATGGCTTTTATATCGACATAGATATATTTGACCGTTCCGATACGTTTTTATCCCTTATCAGCTTAGAGGATAAATTGAAAGATGGATTGATGTATAAACGAGTGCTGACGGATGATCTAAACCTAACGTTCAATTTTATTGGTTCTACAAAGGTCGCTACAGGCGATGAACAACTAAAAAGAAGAAATGTCCGCTTTTATATAGCGGTCGATTGGAGGAAGAAAGAGTATGGGACTACCTAAAACAGGCTATACAGAAAAAAGTGCGAACAATTTTATTATTGATTCAGCTACAGTATTTACTGATTTTAAATTTGATAAAACGACAGGAGAATTTACCGGAACTCCTATGGGTGCTACAAGTGGCGGGGTAGAGTTTAACTCAGAGCTATCTTATAGAAAACCAGAAGTCGATGGTGCTTATGTCATGGACGTAGTTGGTCTGAATGTATTGGAATCAGCCACCGCATCGATTAAAGCAAATTTGATTGAGTTGACTGCTGAGAATTTACGTCGTTCGATCAACGGGACATTAGAAGATGCAGGTGAGGAAGATGCGCCTGCTGGATACAAAGTGATTAAACAAAAACGATATCTTCAAGAAGGAGACTACATTCCATCTGTCGCTGTTGCTGGCATCCACAATGGAACGAAGCTACCTGTGATCGTTGTTTTGGATAATGGACTTGTAAAAAGTGGGTTGTCTCTTAAAACAGAAGACAATAAAGAAGCGGTTATCGAACAAGAAATCACCGCTAACGCTTCTTATGAACAATTAGCTAACGATGAATTTCCATGGAGAATTTACTACCCTAACACGACACCCTAATGCGCCCCAGAACGCAACTGGGGTTCTTAATGAAGACGGATCAGTTTCCCTTTCTTGGGATGCCGTAACAAAAGCGCAAGCATATGTAATCCATTATGGCAATGCGAATGAATCTGATCCACATGAAGCTATTTTTATGGGATATTCAGAAACCCCATCATGGACGTTAGCTGCTGCAGATGTTCCTGCATTAGAGGCAGGAGACAAAATTTATCTGTATGTTCAAACTTTTAATGTAAAAGGTAGAGGAGCAAATGATATAGAAAAAGCAGCTTATCTAAATGAACATGAGCTAGGTTCTGCATGGTCTGATCCAGTGATATTGACGAAAACTCCCTGAGGCGCCCCAAAAACTGACATTCAAGTATGATGCAAATAATAAGGGACTAGATCAAGCAGATATACCAATCAAATAAGAAGAAAAATTGGAGGAATAATAGATGGCTTTAGAAATGCGCGAATTAAGAGGAGACGATTTATTTTCATTATTATCAATCGTCGGAAAATTAGATATTAAAGATGAGTTTGTCAAAATGTTTGAAAAAAATATCGAAGATGCAGGTAAAACTCCAGAAGATCACAAGGAAAAGAAATTGACAAAAGCAGAACAAGCTAAAATCGATAAAGAAACGCAAAAACGTGGCATGAAAATAATGGCAGCGTTGCTTCAAAAAACATTGCTGAATCTAAAGAACGTGAAATCAGATATCAATGAATTGTTTGCTGAATTGACAAATACCGATATTCAAACTATCTCAACTTTAGGATTGATTGAATATACCGAGTTGCTTACTGGCTTCTTTAAAAAACCAGAGTTAGCTAGTTTTTTCTCATCTATCGCTACCTTGTTATAGAAATTGAGGACGGCGAACACAAATTAAAAGATCTGATATTTAAAAGATACGGAGATCCGCTTAAATTACTGAGCACTTATCGCTTAGTTAACTTAGCGGATTTTATTTTGTGGTTATTTGATGAACGAAACGAGGAAATTATGAAAGAACAGTGGCTACACACTCAAATGACTCAATCGTTCAATGACTTCAAAAAGCAACAGATGTCAGCTTCTGGGGTAACAAAGACGAAAGTTCCAACAAAAGAAGAGCAATAAGAATCATTAGATTTTGCTTATCAATTTATCAAACCAACCAAACCTCTAGAAAGTGAGGTGACGTAATGGGAGAAGTATTTAAATTATTCGGTACGATTGGGATCAACAATAAAGAAGCAAATAAATCTTTAGATGAGACTGAATCAAAAGGAAAGAGTACTGCAAACAAATTAGGAGGTTTCTTTAGTAATCTGGCCTCGAAAATGAGAGGGATACAAATTTTTCGTCCAATGAGTGAAGAAGCAACTGCTTTTGCAATGAAATCACTTGTGTCAATTGCAACGGTCGGCGTAGCTATTACAGGCTTTGCGATTAAAGCGGCAGGTGATATGCAAGCGATGAATGCACAGTTTTCACAAGTATTTGGCGAATTTGAAACCAAAGCAGAAAAATCTATCAACTCTATTTCAAAGAAAACCAATATATTGCCCAATCGTTTGAAACCAGCATTTACGTCAATGGCTGCTTTTGCTAAAACAGCAGGAATGGATACAGCTGACGCATTATCACTTTCCGAACGTGCAACAATAGCTGCAGCAGATAGTGCGGCTTTTTATGATCGTTCGATTGGTGAAGTCACTGAAAGTCTACAGTCGTATTTAAAGGGAAACTATGAAAATGATGCAGCGTTGGGAATCTCATCTACTGAGACCACTCGAAACGCAGCAGCTAATAAGCTGTATGGCAAATCTTTCAACGACTTATCAGAGTCGCAGAAACAGCTAACGTTGCTCCAAATGGTCGAAGACGGAAATAAACTTTCTGGTGCTTTGGGCCAAGCAGCTCGTGAAGGTAGTGGCATGGAAAATGTCCTAGGAAACTTGAAACAGGCGGCTGTCGATTTATCTGCAGCTTTCGGTGCTCCTATGTTACAACCATTTTTAGCCATTATCGAAGGAATAACTAATGCGATGTCACATTTGGCTACTGTTTTTAGAGAAAATCCAGCATTAGTTTATGTCGTTGTTGGTGCAATAACGACATTAGCTGCAGCACTAGGAGCTATGATCATTGCTTCGAAAGCGGCGGGTTGGATGACCGCTCTAAAAAAAGCTCTTATAGGAGTAAAAGCAGCTGAGGGTGTTGCAGCTCAGGTAGGGCTTTTAACTAATCCCATTGGCTGGGTCGTTGTAGCTATTGGTGCATTAATCACAGCGTTTGTTTATTTTTATAATACGAGTGAGACGTTTAGAAATGGCGTGAACAAGTTAGTATCCGTTATTAAAGAAGGATTAGTTAAAGCCTTTGATATATTGCTTAAGGGTCTAGCAGCGATCATGCCAACACTAAAACAAGTCGGTTCTATCATCGCTGATGTAGTGGTCAAAAGCTTCGATAAAGTCGTTGAGGTCAGTTCAAGAATACTAGCTGTTGTTATTCCTGTGTTACAAAAATTTGCAGAAGCTGTAAAAGGGTTGGTCTCTTCAGGTCTAGAAAAGCTTGGAGTGGTATTTAGACAAATAGGTGAAGTCCTTTCTAGTGCTTTTCTTAGTACGATCAGCGCTGTAAGTGCAGCGTTCTCAGTTATGCGTCAAGCAATAGCCGATTTATTGGCTTCGGGTTTAGAGAAATTCGGAACCACTATGTCTAGCATTGCTCAAACAGTTTCTGGAATATTTTCGGACAGTTTAAGGATCGCAGGAGATTTGCTTGAAAAGCTAGGTGGGTCGTTCGGGAAAATCGGTGGAGTTATTTCGATAGCAATTAGCTTGTTGACAAAGATTGGTCTTGTTGCTTTAGGCATCACAGGCCCGTGGGGAATTCTTATCGGCATAATAATTAGCTTTCTTACCATGTGGGCTAAAACGGGCGATTTGAATGCTGATGGCATCACAAAAGTATTTGATCAAATCAACGAGACAATCGCAAACGTTGCAGATATGATTGCGAAATATTTGCCAGTGATCATCGAGACGATCACAAATATTCTTGTAATGATTATTGAAAAAATGACAGAGTATATACCTCTGATCGTTGAAACGATTACGAACATTATTACTATGTTAGTTGAAACAATTACGACTTATTTACCAATGTTTATTGAATTAGCAGTTCAACTAATTACAAAATTGGTTGAGGGGTTAACAACTGCTTTGCCACTGTTAACTGAAGCTTTTTTAAATATTATCACTAATGTAGTTCAATTAATTACTACATTATTGCCTCAAATCATTCAGATGGGGATGCAACTCCTAACTGCACTAATTAATGGAATTACTACTGCTTTGCCAATTATTCTCGATGTCGGTATTCAAATTATCACATTTTTAATCGAGGCTATGGCGAATGCTTTACCACAATTAGTGGAAGTTGCTATTCAAATTATCACCACATTATTGAATGCTTTGATTGCTGCTCTTCCAATCTTGATTGATGTTGGGATTAATGTGTTAACCACATTGCTCGATGCGCTTATTGGTGCCTTGCCATTATTAATTGATGCAGGAATCCAAATCATCACCACGCTATTGAATGCTTTAATCGGCGCTCTTCCAACATTAATCGATGCAGGAATAAAGGTAACAACCACGTTACTTGATGCAATTATTGCAGCATTGCCGAAACTGATTGATGCAGGTATTCAAATCCTGATGGCATTAATTAGTGGCGTTATTTCAATCTTACCTGCGTTAGTACAAGCAGCGATTCAAATTGTTATGGCATTGATCAATGCGTTAATTGCTAGTTTACCGCAAATCATTGCGGCAGGCATCCAGCTACTTATGGCGTTAATCAATGGGATCATTTCAATTTTGCCCGCTCTAATTAATGCAGCTTTACAGATTACTATGGCACTAGTTAACGCGTTGATTGCTTCATTACCACAGATTATAGCTGCAGGTGTTCAATTGCTTATGGCTTTGATTAATGGAATTATCTCCATTTTACCTGCTCTGATCAATGCGGCTTTGCAAATTATCGTGGCTCTCGCTAACGCATTAATCGCAGCACTTCCTCAAATCATTTCCGCAGGAATACAAATTGTCATGGCGCTTATTAGTGGAATTGTTCAATTACTACCACAATTGCTTAATATTTTTGTCGTTGCATGGAACGGTATTAAGTCAGCAGTCAGTCTCATTGTACAAGCTTTAGTGTCTGCAGTTGTTTCCTTCTTTACCGGTTTATGGAACAGGATCACAAGTATCTTTAATGGTATTCGTAACGCAGCTTCTACGGTGTGGAATGGGATTAAGAGCGTGGTTTCCTCTGTGGTTAGTGGAATTGTATCAGTCGCAGTCAATTTATTTAACGGATTGAGAAATACTATTTCAAATATATGGAATGGGATTCACTCGGTTATTAGCGGTATCGTGAACGGTGTAAAAAATACAATTTCAAATGTTTGGAGTGGTTTGACTGGAATAGTTTCAGGTGTCTTTGATGGCGTGAAGAATGCTATTCAAGGCCCGATGAATTCAGCAAGAGATTTTATCAAAGGAATTATTGATACAATCAAAGGATTCTTTAGCTTCTCAATAAGTTGGCCTAAAATTCCATTGCCACATTTCTCAATAAGTCCAGCTGGTTGGTCAGTAGGCGATTTACTAAAAGGTAAAATCCCAAGTTTGGGAATTGATTGGTATGCTAAGGGTGGTATTTTAACTCAACCAACAGCATTTGGTATGAACGGGAACAATTTAATGGTAGGTGGAGAAGCTGGAGCAGAAGCGGTTGCTCCGATCGATACACTGATGGGCTATGTGGAGACTGCGGTGCGTGGTGTGATCGGCGAACAAAAAGATGGAGATATCTACGTTACTCAAAACATTAGTAGTCCTGAACCGTTAACGCCAAGAGAGATTGCGAGAGAAACAAAATTACGACTGCAGGATCTTGCAGCCTTGAAAAAATAAGGAGGGTTTGAATGTACGAAATTGTTTATAAAAACTCGGATGGTGCCCAGTTAGTTTTCGGCATTCAACCGCCTTTTACTGTATCAAATAAAACTGGATTTGGTGCTGTCGAGAATGCCATTACAACGGAAGAACAGTATGGTCTCGATGGCGTCATTTTAGTTTCAGAACGTTTAGATAAACGTGATTTGACGATAAAAGGCACGTTGATTGGTACAAGTCCAGAAGACTTATCCATACTGCAGCATGAAATGATCAAAATATTGAATCCGAAAACACCAGGGTCACTTACTTATCGAGCATTTGATAAAGAGTACCAAATCGATGTATTAGTCGTAAAAGCTCCTGAAATGGATGATCCAGTTAAGAATACAACTACAACTTATACATGTTCTTTCCTTGCTCTAGATCCATACTGGCGAGATATGAGTATTTACAACACGCTTATTCCTCTAGCAGTAGCGACAAAGAAACACTTCTGGCCACTAAAAATTACACAAGGCTACGAATTTTCCACATTGAAATCTGGGGAGATTATTCCAGTGGTAAATGATGGGGATGTTGCTGTAGGAGGTACATTCTATTTTAGTCTTGGAGCTGAAGCAACTGATCCAGAAGTTTACAACGTCATTACTCAAGAGTTTTTCCGGTTTAAAGGATCGTATCAAGCGGGAACCAAGTTTAAGCTAGTGACAACACGAGGGTTGAAAGAAGCGATTATGACTGATCCAAATGGCATAGAATCGAATGCGATGCCATTGCGTGATCCTGATTCGACCTTTCTCCAGCTAGCGAAAGGCGATAATTATTTCCAAGTAAAAGCTAATTCTGGCATAGGAAATGTGATTGTACAGCTGGACTTCCAGCCACTTGTCGGAGGTGTGTAATGGAACTAGAGATTTTTACACAAGATAGTAACAATCAGTGGCTTTTTGAATCTGAAAAAGTCTTTGATGGATTTAAAAGTTTAACAGTCAATTTAAACTATTATACCTATTCAGATTTTGAATTATATGTTGGTTTAAAAAATGAGCATATACGTATGTTTGTTCCAGACACAGTGATTTATATGGAAGGACTCTATTTCTACGTAGATAACGCAGTGGTAGATGATCAATCGACTGCTCAACTGAAAGTAACGGGAAAATCTTTACTTGGTAAATCAAATGATCGAATTATTTACAGAATCTATAATAAAACAGCACGACCAGAACAAATTGTATGGGACCATTTGAATGCTGAGGTTATAAACCCTAGCGACACAAAGCGTAAAATCCAATATCTAAAACTTGATGGCACCCCTAATTTTGGGACTGCTTCGATACAATATCAGAACAGCTATGGAAATGTAGCTGAGGAAATAGAAAGTTTGTGTACAGCTTATGATTTTGGAATCAAGGAAGTGGCAGAACAATTAGGGAGACCAGGAAATAAATTAACCATTTTTCGTGGAGAAGATGTTTCCGATATTGTGGAATTTTCCGATAGCTATGAAAATTTAACAAAGGCAGGCTATCAGAACAACAACTTCGATGAATCCACGACCGCTCTTGTTTTCGGAGAGGGCGAGGGATCAGCAAGAAAAAGTGTAGTTGTCAATGGCGAAAAAACCGGACTGCAGCGTAAAGAGCTGTACGTCGATGCTCGAGATCTTCAGCAAAGTAGCGATGAGGTAACATTGACAGACAGCCAGTATAAATCAGCATTAACAAATCGTGGGACAAGCAAATTAGCTGAACGAAAAAGAATTCTCACGCTTACTGGTGAAATTCCAACCAGCTCGAAATTATTTAAACTTGGAAAAGATTACAATCTAGGCGATACAGTTAGTGTTAAATCTGAATTATATAATTTGAAGAAAAAATCCACGATCACAACAATCAAAAAAACATATGACAGTAAGGGGCTTTTTGTCGAACCAGTTTTCGGTAAAGAAACCCCTACTATTTTTGACATTATAGGAAGGAGCTGAGAGCTTTTGGAATGGAGTTTTCCATGGTTATCTATTGATGAAGATCGTCTTTATGACGACAGCGATTTTGCCCAATTCTTTGCCAATTTATTTACTACAGGCATTTCAATGACAACCGCTGACGGTTTAAAAGTAACAGAAAATTCTACTGGTGGCATGAGGATTATGGTTTCTGCGGGTGCTGCCAATATAGAAGGGCGTAGTTACTTCAATAGCGTAGGTTTAGCATTGAATGTGTCAATCGCCAGTTCGACCCAAGATCGCACTGATAGTGTAGTCGTTCGAATGGATAAAAGCACAAGAGAGATCAAACTAGTTGTTAAAACAGGAGATACCACCGTCCAGCGAACAAGCGATGTGTACGAGTTACAGCTCGCGACGATTCGTGTTCCACGCAATGCATCCTCGATTACTGCTGATTTAATCACGGATAAGCGTGCGGATGAAAAAGTTTGTGGCTATTCTAGCCCATTTCAAAAAGTATCTGTATCAGGACTAGAAGAACAATACAAAGCATTGTTAGATAATATCATCGATAAAATGAATCAGTATACGGCGGATGAGAAGATTAAATTTGAAGCGGACATGAAGGCGATCATAGCTAAAGGACAGGAATATATCAACCAAGCACAAGCCGACTGGCAAGCCTTTCTTGAAACGATCCAGGAATCAATGGATGGAGATGTAGCACTGAACCTGCAAAACAAGATTATGAACTTGACGGCAGATCAGTTAGTTTTTTCAAAAAATGATCTTCCTTTTGAATATCCAGAAGTTGAAGTCTTAGCTCTAACCAATGGATTAGGTATCACTGCTCTGGGAGAGGAGAATTGGCTAGGCGATATTCCAGAAACTATTCCAATGAAAATAGGCTATCCTACTAAAAATGCAGTGACGGTTAAAGTTCCTAATAATTGGAAAATGTCCACGCCGAAAATCACGGAGATCAGTGAAAATATCTTTCTGTTGAATGAAGGAAACAAGAGCTTACAAATCACATTGAAGGAGAAGAGATAGAATGAAAACAAATTTCGAACGTGGCCAGTTAAACGCTCAAGATGATTTAAATGAGAATTTCAAAGAAATTGATGATATTTTTAAAAAGCCTTTACTATATGAGGCTTGGTATGCTGATGGGGTTGAAGTGAGACCTGCAAAAAATAAAAGTAAATTGAAGATCGGCAATAAGCAGTGGGATATAGGTATGAAACTTAGTAAAAATATGAATGATAACCCATTGGAATGGAACGCAGAAGGGACCGAAGCTAAAGTTTTACGAGATTGCACTTTGTTGTTAGAAGGATTGGCGACTTTTGAATTCGGAGGTAGTGCTGGGAGTTATGCTTATGTCGGAATGTGGAATGACACAGCTCAAACTCAAATAATTGGTGAAACATCAGGTCTCGGTTTAGCTAACAACGCTCAATACTGGTTTAGAAATGCAGTACCTTTTTTTAAAAAAGCTAGTTTGAAGGAAGGAACAGTTTTATCAATAGGGGTTGTTTTAGCAGATGGCAAAGAGTTAACCAAAGCGCTTATACAGACACTGCATATAACAGAAATAAATTAATTTGACAGACAAACAAGCTCATAGTTTTTTCCGAAGTGTGTCACAGATGAATAAGCAGATAAGATTATAAATAGCGAAGAATAGCGACGTACTCAAACAAGTGCGCTTTTTTAATACGAGAAAAGTTGGTGAAACATGGAAAAATTATTAGGAACGTTGCTGTCAAATCCTGAACAAATCAGTTTTGCTGTATTGTTCGTGGGGTTATTTATTTGGGTAATGCAACAGAATAATGCAAGAGAAAAAAGATATCAAAATACAATCGACAAGTTAACAAATGCTTTGGGTGATGTAGAAGCAATAAAAAGTACTGTAGAGAAGATTCACGAGAAATTACAGTAGGAGGAGAAAAATCAAATTTGAAAGGAGGTGATCTCATGGAAAAAGCAATTAACGAAATCATTGGAACGGGCGTAATCATAAGCCCTATAGTGATGATCTTGGTCGAAGTAATGAAGAAGCCAAAACTAATACCCTCACAATGGTTAGCACCAGCTGCTTGTATTGTGGGGGTTTTGTTTGCGATTGTTTTGGCAATGACTTATCCAGATCTCGGTTCATGGCCACAATTAGCTATATCCGGAATTGTTGCTGGAGGCATTGCGAGTGGGATTTATGCACAAACTAAATTAAAAAAATAGGAGGAAACAAATGAAAAAGAAAATCTTTGTAGGAGCTCTCGTAGCTCTTTTTTTGTTGCCAGTAAACGCATTTGCCTATACGATCAACAATGAATTTAATTTAGGTGCAAATGAAGGTAGCTCACAAATAGCAAATAATCAGTATATTTTACTGCATGAAACGGCTAACGAAACTGCAACAGGACGCAATGAAGCGCAATATATGCAACGTTCATGGACTAGTGCTTATACTGCTTACATTGTGGGAGACGGTGGAATTGTTTATCAAGTCGGACAACCTGGTTATGTACAGTACGGTGCTGGTTCGTATGCTAATGCCAATAGTCCTGTGCAAATCGAATTACAGCATACACATGACAAAGCAACTTTTGAAAAGAACTATAAAGCATACGTTGAACTGGCAAGAGATTCAGCAATAAAATATGGTATTCCATTAACATTGGACACTCCTTATAACCAACCAGGAATCAAATCACATTTATGGGTAACGCAAAATATCTGGGGAGATCATACAGATCCTTATGGTTATCTTTCTGAAATGGGTGTCAGCAAAGAAAAGCTTGCTTATGATTTAGCTCATGGATTTACAGATGACAATCCAACTACTTCGGATGATAATCCAGTTATTGATCCAACAAGAGCAGGCGCTGCAAATCCTACACTAACTGATGGAACAAACTACGCTCATATTGATCAGTTTGGGGAAATCGAAAATGCAAACTTGCACGTTGCTGGTTGGCATATTGCTAACTATCAATACGAGTATATTTTCATTATGGATTACAATACTGGGAAAGAGCTATCACGAGTAAAAGCTGACGGAGTATATAGACCAGATGTAAATCAAGCTTATGGCACTTCTGGAAATGTCGGATACCACGTATCATTTAATATGCGTAACTTCCCTAATAAGAAAGTATACGTCATGATGCGAGCAACGAATGATCCTGAAGGTAATACTAAAGGTGGAACACAAGATTTCCACGATAAACGGTGGTACTTGAATATCCCACAACGATAAAAAAATAGCCCCTCAAATTTGAGGGGCAGTACATAATTACATTACAAGTGGAATAATATTTTCAGTTTTATTAGCCAAAGCAATTGCCATATTATTGCCATTTGTAGAAGGGACAATAAATTTGATTGTATCGTTATCATTTTCTAAAGTTTTAGCTACTTCTTCAACATTTACTTGGATACCGTAAATTTGTGTACGTTGGGCATCAGTAGCTGTGTTTGAATTAAGCGCATTTTGTGCTTCTTCTAGAGACTTGCGACTCTCATCATTAATCACTCTTACTTCTATAACGGCGTGGGCAGAATCAGAGGTATCGTCTTTCACATCATTTTGTACGTCTACTTTTACAAGTTTTTCTCCATCGGAATTGAATTTTTCTTCAAGCTGTTTAGCTGCTTGTTCTAAATTAGCTTGATCTTCATTTGTAGCAGAACTCTCTACAGTTTTTGATGAGCTTGCAACAGTAGCTGAGTTTTCTGAACTTTTTGAAGCTGAGGCATTACCACATGCACTAAGCAATACAGTAGAAAAAATTAAAACACCAAAGCCTAACATAATTTTTTTCATTTTTAGATCCTCGCTTTTATTTATTTATACTAGTTAATCATAGCAAAGGGATCTTTAAGTTGAAAGAGGCAAATTAATAAGTATGGAAAATGGCTTTTTTATGGAAAAGTAAATAACGGGTATAATCTAGTTTTTTATTAGTGATTATGTAATAATAAATATGCCATCACAACAAAAGAATGAAACCCATTATTATCTAGTCTATGTCCATTCTTTTTGTTTGCAGTAGTTGTGATGGCTTTCCGTACCCTTAGCTCAGTTGGTTAGAGCAGACGGCTCATAACCGTCCGGTCGTAGGTTCGAGTCCTACAGGGTACATACTCTAAGTGATTTAAATTGCGAATAAAATATAAAAATGACTCCCCTTTTGACTCCCCCAAGCAGTATATGGATGTATCTAAAAGTTGTTTTTTTAGATAATAAAAAGCTGATAATAAGCGAAAAACACTTAAAATCAGCTTTAAACCCTATTCTCGAAATCCGGCGAACCGGCTAATACCGGCGCGCAGGTTCAAATCCTGTACCTTCCTTATATC